ATAATAATACCCATTTTATCAGTCAACATAATTTTATTATTATGCCCTTCTGGTTTAAATATTTCAACTTCATTTAAATTAACCGCTACTTCTACCTCAGTTTCATTATCATCTTTACAAGTTACATTCATTGTAACAATTTCACCCACAGCCGCTGCACGAATACGAAGAAACAAATATTCTAAATCAAATGCAGGCAATTCGTCAACTTTAATTTTTGTAATTACACAATTTTTAATTAAATTTTTTACTGCTTCCTTGATTTGATCTTCGTCTTCAGATTCAAGAGCAAGAAGTAATACCTTTTCTTCTTTTACAATAAAAGGTCTATATTTAATTGTTTTTCCGTTAGATGGAAGTTGTAATTCAAAAGTTGGATAACCAATTTTAGGCAATGACATATTATTTTAATCAAATCTTATATTTATTTATCCTTCGTATTTACGAATATCTGCAAAATAAACAGAATATTTACTGTAATAAAAATTTGCGGTTGCTTTTACTAATTGTGAAGTTCCATACGAAAGAGGGATTGCATCAATAGAATAAGGATAACAATCTTCTATTACATATACAAGAGGAACTCTACTATTTGGGGCATTTTTTCCTTTTTCTGCTTTAGATATTTTTAAAGTTGCTTGATATGAATTTGGATAATTTAATCTGACTGGACGATTTAATGATTTTGGCTTAGCATCAGCTTTAGTATTTTTCAATCTATCTGCAGATAATTCAATAATAGTATTTGAACGAGAACCAGCATTAAAAATATAATTATACCATGTCATTAAAAATTTATATGGAGCCATGTTTGCGTCACAAATCCATGATAAAGAAAAATCAGATACTAATTTTGTATGAGGATAACTGATTGGTCCTTCGCCCAAATATCTACCGGTAAGTTGTCCGGTTGCTGATTGGTTACTAGGCAATTGAACTTCATCACAAAATAAATTAATTAATGCTCCTGGTTCCCCAGGATTAGTAGTAACTACTGGCACTCTAATATTAAATTTTGCCAGATCTGTTAAAAGAGTATTTCCTGTATAAGCTTCTTTCACAGAAGAAAAATCAAATTCTATGTCATATCCATTTGACATGGACATGCCACCATTACTACCAATCGCATTTATAAAATTTGTGATTGATCCTTTTCCTTGTGCCACTCTAAATATAATTGGAGGTTATTTATATTTATGGCTTATTCAGGTATCTACAAACCAATAAACCCAAAAAAATACAAAGGCGATCCAACAAGAATAATATATCGTTCGATGTGGGAAAGAAAGTTTATGGTTTTTTGTGATACAAATATTAACATAACTGAATGGGGAAGTGAAGAATTAATAGTTCCTTATAGATGTCCAACAGATGGCAAAGTACACAGATACTACCCAGATTTTTACGTCAAAACTAAATCTAAAGCAGGTATTGTATCGAAATACATTATTGAAATAAAGCCAAAAAAACAAGTCGAAGGTCCTACAAAACAACCTAAAAGAAAAACTTCATCCTGGAAAAAAGAAGTTTTAACTTACATGAAAAATAAAGCTAAATGGCAAGCAGCAGAAAACTTTTGTGAAGATAGACAAATGAAATTTTTAATTCTAACAGAAGATCATCTAGGAGTATAATGTGGCATCAAAAAATAATTTAACGCCAAAACCAAATGCAAAAGACAACATTGACAAATGGAGTCATTTAACAGGTCACGAATTACCAGGAGGTCTTTCTGCTGACACATATACTAGAGATCAAATACGTGCCCTTGCTTCAAAATATGGAATAAAAAGATATTCTTCATACAAAGATATGAAGGAACTTGCAAAAGCAGTTAAAGAAACGAAAGGATATAAAGAATTTTTAAGTAAAAATTATAAAACTATTTTTGAAAAAATAAAAGAACTGACAAAAGGAGAATCAAAAAGTATATCTTGGTATAAATCTACATTAAAATCAATAAGTGATAAGTATACCACAGAAAATAATAGAATGACCATTGAACAAAAAATGGAATCAGTTGATGCTTTAGTATATCAGGATGAAAATGTTTTAAGAAGAAGAGTTTTTCCAGGTCATTTATATTTCTTCAAGTACGAAGCAAAAACTAAAACACTTCCATATTATGATAAGTATCCACTGACATATGTGCTTAGTGTTAATGGTTCAGAATTTTATGGTGCAAATTTACATTATTTAAAACCAAAAAGAAGACAAATAATTATAAAAAAATTACAAGAAGGTAGAATAGATATTCCTCAAAAAATTATTCATAAATATTTAAATGAAAGATGTAAAAGTTTATTTTTAGATCTTGCCAAACAAGAATGGGAAACTGCTATATTTCTTCCTGTTGAAGAATTTGTTCTTATGAAAGGAGGTGGAAGAATTGATTATCCTAAAGAATATGTTTGGGAAGAAATGGATCAATACTGGAATGATAGAATAAAAGGTGTTCGTATTATAAAAGGTACTGATACAAAAGATATAAAGAGAGTCAACTAATGGCACAAGTAAATCAAAGAGGTAATCCAACACCACGAGGTAATCCAACACCACCGCCTGAGGAAAGTTTTACTCCAGAAGATTCGTCAAACACTACAAAAATAGAAAGATACAAACTTACAGCTAAGTATAATTTAAAATCTTCTAACGTATTAAAATATCCATCAGATCCTCCTATTGATCTTGATACTGATTATGTAGTATTTTCTTTTTACAAATACGATCCTCCATTTGGACGTGGACAAGGAGGTGATGGTCAAACAGAAATTAATAGTGGCAATTCTGGATATGATTTATATACACAATCTGGAATAGGAAAAAAAGAAGTTTATAGTCCTATCATAATGTATATGCCAGAAGATATTCAATCTCAATTTAGTGCCAGATGGGGAAATGTTGGATTTGGAGCTATGACAGCAGGAGCATTAAATGCAATGGGAACTAATGTCAATGCTATTCCTGCAGGAATTCAATCAATGCCAGGAATTATAAAAAACGCATTTTATAGTGTAGCAACAGAAGCTATAAATAAAATACCTGGAACAAGCGTTTCATTAAATCAAGTTATGGGAGGTATATCAGGAACGGTTTTAAACCCAAACGTAGAAGTAATGTACGAAGCTCCTGATTTAAGAGGATTTGATTTATCATTTAAAATGTCACCAAGATCAAGTAAAGAAGCAAAAGATATAAGACGAATATGCAATCGATTTAAAAAAGCTATGTTACCTCAATTTGGTGGTCAAGCTTTATTTGGTGCTGTTAATGAAGTACCAAACTTACTGACAATTCCTAGTTTATGTCAAGTAAATTTCATGAAAGGAAGTAAATTACATCCTTACTTACCTCAATATAAATTATGTGCAATTGCTGATGTTTCTATAAATTATACTGCAGATGGAGCTTATGCTACGTATGGTGATGGATCTCCTGTATCAACTCAACTCAAAGTTACATTTAAAGAAATGAAACTTATTTTCTCACAAGATATTGATGAAAAAACGCCAAACCCAGAGTTTAATTACTAAAAATGTACTTTAAAAATATTCCTAATATAGAATACGATACAAAACCAATTAGCTATCCATTTTCTAATTCTGATTTTGTAATCGCAAAAAATTTTTTTAGACGGTATCAAGTAAATCCAGACATATTTTCTTATTCAGTATTTTTTAAAAAATATTCTGTGGTAGATGGTGAACGTTTAGATATTTTAGCAAATAAAGCATATGGAGATCCATTTTTTGATTGGGTTATTATTCTAACAAACAATATAATTAATCCTTTATTTGATTGGCCTTTAGATGAATACTCATTAAGAAAGTATTGTGAATTAAATTATGACAACCCTTATTCAGAAATACATCATTATGAAACATATGAATTAAAAAATAATTCAGGAAACATAATTTTAAAAAGTGGTTTAATTGTTGATGAAAAATTTTATAATTCTTTATTTAAATATTGGAGCGGATCTCAAGTGATGCAGATTCCTGGAAATGAAATATCAAAACCAATCACGGTATTCGAATATGAAAGTCAAAAAAATGAATTGAAAAGAGAAATATATTTATTAAAGCCAGAATATCTTGATGGATTTATATCGGATTTTAGAAAAACAAATTTGTATGCATTATCAAGTGATTATATAGATAGTAAACTTAAAAAAACTGGCGTATAAAAAAGGGGGCTAGGCCCCCTTTAGTTTTATCAATCTTCTTCAGCAAGTCTAGCAAAATAACTCAACGCATCATTATCTTCATCATCAGATTTTAATGAAGAAACGCTGACTTCATTTCGCTCACGAAAATTTACAACTGGAACAGGATCTTCTTCCTCTTCATTTTGAACTTGATGACTTTGTGGAGTATTTCCAAGAACAACATTCATTCTAGCTTCTAAATCTTCATAAGATTTAAATTCACTAGCAGAAGTAAAAGCTTCAAGAGAATAAGTTTGCTTCCAGATCTTTTCCATTTCGTCATCATCGGAAAGAAGAGCACTTGGAGATACAAATTCGGAAGCATCGTAATTCCAATAACCACCAATTGTTTTAATTTTAATTTTGAAATTGGCACCTTCCCAAAAATCAAAAACATTTACAGGAGTTTCATCTTGAAATTCAGGTTGCATGGCAGCAATAATTTTATCATGAATTTTTTTGCCATACTTAAAAAGAAAAACTCTATCTTGATTTTCTGGATTTTT